CTAAGAATGCTGAACCACCTGCAGTTCCGTGTGAACCTGATACAGTTAAATTTTGTCCGAATATTAATGTTGCATATAAGTTTGAGTTTGATGAACTTACAAATGATGATGATATAATATTACTTCTACCACCAATTAAATTATCTGAAATTGCTCTAGCAACATTACTTGATTGTGATCCAGACAACCAAAGACCTGGTCCTGTTGAGTTAGAACCACCAAGCCACATATTGTTATTTAATGCAACTAAGTTATTGGTAATTGAACTACTTACGTGGTTATTAACAGTAAGAGGTGTAGCAACAAAGTTCTGATTAACACTAATTGATGAACTAACATGATTTAATACAATCGTACCACCAAGCATCATATTTGCTGTAATAGATGGTACTACGTTTGTTACAAAGTTTTGTGTTGAGGATATTTGTCCACTGTTTAATAAGTTTACAGCAACAATCGCTGAACCACTATTATGAACAATATTTATTTGACCACCATATAATGTATTATTTTGAATTTGTCCTGACCCTAAAGAACTTGTTGTATATGATAATCCAATTGCCGAACCAAAACCTAAAATGTTACCTTGTGTTTTTGGAAATAATAGTGAACCAGTAGCCAAATAGATACCTGAGTTATTACCATTAATCCAGTTATTTGAACCACTAATATAACCTTGGTGTCCTTGCCAAGATGCTTGGAAATTTGTTCCTCTAATTTGTGGTAAATTAACAATATTATTACTACCAGTAATTCTTAATGAACCTGTATAGTTTGCTTGAGATGCTAAAGGACCACCAAGAGCAGGATTATCCCCCCAACCAAAGAACATATTAGATTGACCTTGTGAACTTGTTAAATATAAATCTGTATTAACAGTTGTATTATTAGAAAATAATTCTAAACTACCACTTCTAATATCTACACTACCTGTAATAGTTTGATTACCTATAAAGTTATTTGAACCTGTGGTTGCGTATGAACCTGTTCTTGCATCCATTGATGCTGTATATGTATTAAAAGAACCTGTATCTAATTTTTGATTAACGGAAGATGTTGTTGCAAATCCTAAATCAACGATTTGTTGTGAACCTGATACTGTTCCTGATGGTATTGGTGCATATGATGCAGATAATGCTTGTGTGGCATATGATGCTGATAATGCATTAGTTGAGTAAGATGAACTTACAGCTGAAGCAACTGATAATGAACTTGTAGCCACTTGTACTGGTTGATTAGTTCCATTACCTACCCACGCATATCCTGTTTGAATATTTGGTAATAATACAGGACCTGGATTTAACACCAATCCTCTACCACTTCCACCAGATCCTTCTTTTGTAACAATACCTAATGGTTGAACAATTGAAGAACTACCTGTTGGTCTTGATGATGACCATCCACCACCTTCACCTACATAAATCAAAGTTCCATCAGGGTAACCTGTTGTTGTTACATTCGTAATTAAACCTAATGCAATTGCAGTTGTATTTGTATTTGCGTTTGCTGTTGAAGATGCAACATAAATTACTGGCATCTTATTTGGGTCAGCAGCATCTGCTTTATAAACTATTGGTCTTGTTCCATTTGAACCACTTACATATAATGGGTCACCAATTGTTATATTTTCACCATATCTTACCGCTTCTGTAATTGTAGTAATGTTAGTTGCTGCAATATCAATAAATGATAATGTTCCCGCACCATTTGTGGCTAATATCTGATTAGATGTACCATCAGTAGTAGGATAATTTAATCCTGATGCAGTTAATGATGTTTGAACGTTTAAGTTACCTGAGATTGTTGCTGAACCTGTTACAGATAAAGGACCTGTTGGTAACTTAACTGTTCCCCATAATGTTTGTGTATCACCGGCTTCATCTCCAAGTATGTTTGAACCTGATGAGAATATAACTGATGATGTTTGATATATTACTTCTAAATAAGTAATTGACGCTGATAATGCGGTAATCTCTCCTGTAACATCTAAACTTCCTGTTATTGTTTGATTACCTTGAAATATATTTGAACCTGTAGTTGCATAACTACCCGTTTTACTTTCTAATGAAGTAACTCTTGCATCATTACTACTTGTATATGAATTGAATGAACCAGTGTTTAACTTCTGATTGATTTGATTTTGTAAAGAACCTGTTGCTGTCTCTAAACTTCCCAATCTATTGTCTTGACCTAAGTCTGTTGTTGCAATTGATTGTGATAATGAAGTTAAAGATGCTGTGGTTGCAAGACCAGCAATTACGTTATTCTGATTTAAGTCAGTTAATGCTATACTTTGCGATAACGCAGTAAGCGATGAAGTAGTAGCATAAGAGCCAGTGCTATTAATAAGTGAATTAACTTTACTATCATTTGAAGATGTATAAGAATTAAAAGAACCTGTATCTAGTTTCTGATTTATTTGTGATTGTAGTGAACCTGTCTCAAGTTCCAACGCATCAACACGTCCATCAATGGATGCTGTGAATGCATTGAAAGATGCTGTTGTTACCAATGAACCACTATCCACCGAAATAGGTTGTCCGTTAACAGTAAAGGAACCTGTGATATTAACAGATGATGTTGATATTTGTATCGGTAAGTTATTACCAACGCCGTCCTGTGTGTACTGCAATGTACCAGTAACTCCTGTGGCTGAGTTTGCAAGTTTGATTAATCCTTGATAGGATTGACTTACGTATAAATTAGTTAATTGACCCATTTTATATTATATTTTTTCTTTTAAGTTTGACTCCATTTAGTTTCTACATCTTTCCATAGTTCAGCTAATTCTTCCCATGTGATTCCACCAAATGGTAATTCAGGAAGTACACAACGATTGTAATCAAACTTCTGTTGAATACTAAACGTCATTGTCCATCCTCCTATATTAGTTTCTGTTTGTTCTAACCATGGTTCCAATGATGCATCCCAATCAGCATCGTAATCTGATAAATATGCTCTACTGAATAAGTCTTTCATTATCTCCAATGTATCTGATAGTACGTCTTGTTGATTTGATAAATCATCTTCAATCCTATCAGCACAGATTACTCTCCATGTTATGTGCATATGGTTTTGACTTAGTCTTGTATTATCTGGTACAAAATAAAGTCGTGGATATAAAGGTTCCACCTTTGTTACAATATCATTTGTTAATTGTTCTACATCACCAAATCCAAAACTATTAATCTGTCTGTGACTATCTGCAAAACCTCTCCAATCTGAAATAATTTGATAATAACTTGAATATGATTCATCCTGTGAGAACACAAAGTCATCAGGTAATACACAGGAATTATAATCAAATGGTGCAACCAAACTAATCTGTAATGTCCATCCACCTAATACTGTTTCAAACCTTTCTGTGAAAGGAACCAATGTTGGGTCCCATTCCCCTTGAATTATACGTGCAAAGTTACCTTGTTGTCTTGTATATGACAGATAAAAGATAGTCCAAATGTCTTTGGCTGTCTCCAATGTATCTGACATTACCTCTTCTAAGTTTGATAAGTCATCTTCAACCCTATCCATTATAATCACATTAAAGTTATAATGAATTTCATTCTGATTTAAAGTAACTCTATCAGGAACAACATACATTCTTTGGTATCTTGGTTCCCTTTTAGTGATAATATCGTTAGTGCATTGCTTTAAATCCCCGAATCCAAACGATTGAATCTGAGGATTATGATAAGCAATACTGCTAAAGTAGGTTAATATCTGTTTGTAGTTTAACATCTCTTAAATATAAATATAAATTTATCCCAATTATATCCTGAAATTAGGATTTTTGTTGTGCTTTTTTCTGTAACCTCACTAACTCTTTGTCTTTTTCGATGAGGTAGCTGAGTTGGTTGAGTACTTCGATAACACTTTTTGTGATAATTTCATCGTGTCTTGTAATATTATCATCTGCAACTCTATTGAGAACTGCGTACCATCCAAATCTTTTTTCAAAAGTAACGACCATAATTTCTTCCTGTTCCTCCATGCGAACTTTATCCCGTTCCATTCCATCTTCATCTTCTGTATCAAAGATATTGGGGAATAGTTTGAAAAGTTCACTGCGAATTGAATAAAAAAAAACTGAGCACCTAAAGCATACTCCACATCTAACTTCTCTTTGAACAGTTCGGCTCGTTCCTCCATGGTCTCCTGATTGTATTTCTCAATGGTGAACTTATGACTTGACTTGGATTTAATGATTGGTCTGTATAAGATTGCTGTAATGATATGAAGATAGTCAATCATCTCCTCAGGTTTCTTGGTCATCAATGTATCTAAGTCAGCGTACTCACCGAAGCTCATCTTCTTCCACTCAGGAATAAATCCATACTCAACACCATCCAATGTAAACCTATCTGAGAACGCAGGTTTCTCAACAGGGACTAATTTCATTAACTGATTTGTAATGAATTGTATTTCATCACGAGGTGCACCATCCAAATCTTTTAAGTCTGCACCAGTCATTATGTTAATTAACTTTGTTGCAAAGTAATCATCTTCAAACAATCCTTTAATCTTGAATATCTTTACGTAGTTACCAATGGATAAAATGTGTGGTATCTTATATTCAATCCCGTTTAATTCAAATTTTATATCTCTCATATTATGCAAATGCAATGGCGTAACGGCCAGTCGTTTTTAAATTCTTTAATTCGTAATACATTCTCATCATGAGTGCATCAGATAAATCGGGTGACTTACCCAATACCTTCTTCATCTCATCCTTTGATTGTACTCCTACTTTATTATCTTTATCTATATCTTTTAATTTAACTGATAGTAACTCCTGTGTTAATTCATCTACTGTCGTTGGGTCCATTAAGTTTATACTTAACTTACCTTCTTTAAATAGTTCTGATAACTTAACATAACATTGTGACTTTAGGTTGGTGAAGTTCTGTCCGTGTAATGGACTTGAGTTGTTCACAAAGTTCACACATCCTTTTAACTGGTCACCCACTCCTGCTCCAACACCATCTGTATCCACAATTACATTATTAATATGGATTCCATATGACCTTATTAAATCCTTTATTTCGGACGATAATTCTGTGGTTGATAACTTACTATAGACTTTAATATCTAAGACCACCAGTCCACTCCAAATGACTACTACGGACCTGTCAGCACCAAACCTTGCTACGTCCACAGACATATACTTCTTATCGGTTCCTTGTGGAACGTTTATAAACACAGAGTTGGATATGTGGTCAAAGTTAAATAGACTATCATCTTCTTCCATATAGTTCCAATCACCTTCCAATAGTCTACGTCTTTGTGATGATGGTAATGACTTTAACATCTCAATGTAAGATTTAGGTAAGTGAGGATTGTCCATCGGTAGTGCTGGTACAAATGCTTTGTCAATTGATAATGTCCCCTGAACATATGGTAAGTAAAACTCTTTCTTTAACCACACTTGACCAGGGTTACACGTCATCAATATCTTTGGTTGTAGTTTGTATTCGTTTAACTTGAAACGGATACGTGACTTAAGTATGTTGTAAGCTAACTGACTAATCTGTGCTGCTTCATCTACGAACACAGCTGTAAGTTCCAAACCACCAAGACTATCAAAGTTTGGGTCTGATGGTTGGTATTGTAAGTCCTTTAATACTATCTCTGAACCATTTTTAAATGTGATGATATTACTTTGTCCGTTGTAGATATAATGTTCATTTGATTTTAATCCCATTGATTGTAGTGTCTCAAATAAAGTATTTAGTGTTGTCATTTTCAATTGGGTTAATACTGTTCTACCAATTAAACATCTTATACCATTATACTTTAAACATAGAGTTGTAATCCATAGACAACCTAACCAAGACTTACCCGCACCAGCTGAACCCCCATATAAAACAATATTAGTAATATCGTCCATCAATAGTTTCCACGCCTGTGATTGTTTCTTAGTTAAGTCTATATTAACCTCCATATTCTTCTTTTTTGTCAAACAAGTCTTCTACCGATGGACCCTTACCATCCTCAACAACTGCAACATTATCTAAGTATGCGTACTTAGCTACTTGTTTATCAACATATGCTCTTATCTGTTCATCAGTCATATGTTTGGTCCTTTCAATAAACTCTTTATGAATTTTAATTCTAAATCTTTCTTGTGCTCTCTTTGCTCTTCTATTTGCTGACATTTAATCTATCTTTAGTCATTTGGACATATTGTTCTGATATATCAATTCCAATATAATCCATGTTATTATTATTTGCAACCACCGCAGATGTACCACTTCCATTGTAACAATCAAGTATCAGTCCACCTTCAGAACAACAACTCTTAACTATGTTATCTACAAGTTCCTCAGGGAATGGTGCAGGGTGAGGATTATTCTTTTCTTTGTTTATTCTCCATATACTTTTCTTGTGTGTGGCAAGAGACTTATTGAAATAAGGGATACTATTCCAATCCTTCTTAATCCAAAATATCCATTCAGTTGTTGGTAAGAAATAACTCTTATCTAACTTTGGTGTGTTACCTCTATCCCAAACTATAACTTGTTTAACATTATAATCATACACATATGATGGATGAATTGTATTATGTTTGTGAAGTATGTCTATATGGTTATAGAAGATTGACCCTGTGGGTTTAATAACTCTCACCAGTTCATCTAATACTTCCTTTTGGGTACGAATGTACTCCTGAGGTTCTAACGTGTCAGAAAACGTATCGTATGTAATAATACGTTTACCCTTTTGATTCCTGTTCCTCAACCAATAGTTCTTATTGTAGGGTGGTGATGTTACAACCAAGTCAACAGAATTACTATCAATCCTTTTTAGTTCTGTTAAACAATCTCCTAATCTAATATCAATTATGGACATATAATATTCTATTAACCTTTTTATATTTTGCTACCTTAAACTTCTTTTGAAACTCCTCAACGAAATACCAATCAGCCCATTCTTGGTCTGTTCTTAACTTAATCTTCTTTGCCATGTTTGTCTTGGTCATGAAACTTCCAATATCTATTCTACCTAATTCTAATATTGATTTGATTGGAATGTACTCCTTGTTAATCCAATTGTGAAGTAAATCACAATAGACAAAGTGTTGATGTTCTGATTCACCTAACATTATATCCACAAACTCAGGAACATAATAGTTATCCTCACCTGTCATTATCACCCACTCCTGTGTTGCATTATCCAATCCGTATTGTCTTGGTGTGTGACCCCAATCATTATATCTCTCAGGTAGGATGGTAAGTTTAATCCTGTCATCGTTAAAGAATGTAACCATCTCCTTAATTCTGTTGGTAACATCTTCTTCAGGACAATCAGCAACAATGTGTGCGGTCCAATTAGGATTGGATTGTGCCATCAATGAACCAACGATTGTGATTAAATGATTAACTCTTTTGTAAGTTGGTATTATAAATTCTATTCCCATAGTCAAAAACGAAACATTACTAACATTATTAGTAAATTTTTTTAATCTGTTATATTAATATTAATTGAAATTGTTTCACCATTTGAAGTTAAGTCAACTTTCTTTGGAGCTTCCATTCCTAATATCTTTGTTATGTCCCTAAGAACTTCTGATTCAACCCTACGATTACCTGATAGTCTACAACGATTTAAAAGGTCATACAGACGATTTAATTGTTCGGATAGTATTTCCTCTTGGTTCTGTGCGTATCGTTCCTTTAAACGGGTCCTAACGTCCTTCCAATAGTTCTCTGCCATCCTAACTGTTATGTTCATTTCTTTTGAGAATTGATTCTTAAACTCATCATATGATTTTTTCTCATATAACATAAGTTCAAATGCACGATTCATTCTTTCCTCGTACTCTAATTCGTTTACTTTATTTTCTTTAGCCATTATCCTAATGTGTTTACGTAATTTGTGAACTTTCTTACTCTTCCTTTACCACAACCTCTACAACCGAAGTTAAAGTCTTCTCCAAATAGAAAGTTATATACCTTATTAATAAATTCCTTTTTATCTTCCTTTACCCCACCGAATGATGTTAGTTCAGCATATGCAAGTTTAATGTCTTCCTTGGTTGGTATCCATATTGCTTCATAATCTACCACAGGTAATGGTTCGTTTATTTCTTTCTTCTTCTTACAATCTCCACATCCTCTTTTCTTTTTACCAGGATTTTCTATGGAGTTTAGTTTTAATTGTTCTAATCTATCCATATTTTTAATTTTGTCCACCATTCCATTTTCTTAACTCATCGTTTAGATAATCTTCTTTGGTTTGTGGTATTATTATATCTTCTGTTAATTCTTTTGGTGTTTCTATTACTGGTACTATTGTAACATTTGTTACTTGTATTTCCCCACCCTTTTTCTT